GTGTCCCAGTTGTGCAAGAAGGTTTTCCCTGACGTGTACAAAGTGCCACTGTTTCGCCGTCAGTTCTGCAAGATGCTGGTCGAAGAGATCAAGCTGATGGAGCGCGAGATTGAGTTCGTACCCAACCCAGATGAAGATGAGCTGAGGCAAATACCTGAGATCGTTTTGGCTGAACACGTCCCAGAGCTTTATAGAACCATGTGGTTTGTGGTGCAGAACGTACTCGGCCCTATCATCAACACGATTTGGCAGCGTGACTGTCGGGACGTGGCTACCATTCAGATCGCCAACTACAATCCGAAGGACAAGCAAAAGGGTGCTTGGCACCACGACGAGAGCGCCGACATAAGCGTGGTGGTTCCGCTAAATACCGACGAGTACAAGGGCGGTGGCACTGAGTTTCACAATCACGGAGTGCTGAACCCCCTACCATCAGGCCATGCCCTGATCTTTCCTTCCTTCACAACCCTGCACAGAGGCTTAGCGGTTGAGCGCGGTGACCGCTACCTGCTGGTGTTTTGGCTACGCAACAAGAAGCGTTTAATAGAAAACTACGAAAGCCTCGTATAGTTGCTTGCATTTATTTACATTTATTTACATTTATTTGTATAAAGGTGTATACATCGACACGGGATTCTGTATAATAAAGGCCATACACAACGGAAAGGAAGAAGAAGATGGCATTTTTTAAACGAGTACATATTACCGCAGAGCAGCAAATTGAGAACCCGCGAGTGGTGAGCGAGATTCAAGATGCGGTGATTGCTGAAGCGATAGAGGCGGGTCACTCCATTACACCAGATATACACTTTGGTAATTGGTGGAAGTTGAATAAAGGCTTTAACGGGTTTAAGACTGTTCGCGCAGCGAAGGCGGTTCACACCGCTTTTGATAAACGTGAATGCGGCGACGATCCTAACTTTTTTTTGTTTATTAGCGTTACATGGGAAGACGTAGAGGGTACAGGAAGATGCTTTGAAGAGTGGACAAGTACCGATACCGTACAAACTCCAACTGACGAGGCTGGGTAGTCCCCAGCCGAAACACCGCAAGGTGTCTTGGAAAACTAATAAGGAAGAAGATGATGTTGAATATTACCTACTACTACGTTGAGCAGCTTGTACGACCAGAGAGCGGTTGGGATAGGCAGATGGTGCAAAACTGCGAAAACTACAACGGCGGCTTTCAAGATAAGGCGCAAGCAGAAAAATACCTTCAAGCCGAAAAGTCTGGCTGGGAAGACTTTCTTGCAAAGCAAAAACAGTGTGATGAAATTAAACGCCTGCAAGCAGTAGCCGATTGGAGAATCGTTGAGGAAGTCGTGACCTTCGCTCACGTTTCTGAGTATATGTATTCAGACGTTAAGGCATACGAGATCATCAAGGTCATTAGCGACAAGACAATCGAAATCAGGGCAATGGATGTTTCACATTCTTGTGAAGATTTAGAGTTCAGCCCCGGCGGGTTTGTTGGTCACTTTCACAACCAAAGAGATCAAAAGGTTACCTACAAGGCTGACCCTGACGCCCCGACTTTCCGAATCAGAAGGAAGAAAGGAACAGTTGAAAAGTGGGTACCAGGCACCTCGCGGGTTGGTCTGACAACTCAGCCTTACGCCTTTCACGACTTTAACTTCTAAACTTTTTGGGCCGCATAAGCGGCCTTTTTTATGACTTGAATTCATCAACCTCCCTACAGTAATCGACCTTGATGTGAGGCTCACCCCACATACTCAGCAGATCCATCTCGCCACCACTTGTAAGTGATTTGATAGCGGCCTCTTCAGACTCACCGTAGACCCTAACCTGCGCCTCTTTCGTGGCTGAAATTTTCATAAAAAACTCTTTCATGCTTTATCCTTTTTCTTTCGTGCGGCGTAGGCATCTAGTGACTCGCCAAACTTTTTCTCAAACCACTGCTCCCAGTTAATCCTTCGGTGTGGTGGGTTGTTGGGTGAGGCATGGCCTCGACGGTTCCACACCCAGCGAGCGGCGTGGTACATCTTCTGAGCATCCCACAAATCTTCTTGTGCCTGCTCTTCATCAGTTAATTTCAGATAACCCAAACTCTTTGACTCCCTGTTGGTTGTACGGCAGGTACAGGTCTTGCTCTCGGCACTTCATGCCAATAGCCATAGCCTGTTCGTTCTGGGCGTCAGCATAAGCGATGGCTTCATCTGACAGTGTGTAGACTGCATAGGGATAAGGTGCCTGTTTTTCCTGAGCCAAGAAGTAAAACTTCTCAGTAGGCAAACCCACAGCCCTACACCCAGCGATATAATATGCAGCTTGTTGGTAGTATCTGAATGAGTTGATCGCGCTCCTAAAGCCTCTTGGTGAAGCGTCTCGGCAAGTCTTGAGATCCCAGATGTCAGTTCCAGTATGCCAGTCGAGCTTGCCTTTGCAGGGCTGACCATTCCAATACCAGCACAGCGTCAGCTCGACGTGGTGCTCTGGCTTGGGGATAAACTCAGATACAACCTCACGGCGCTCCATGCAAATGTCGTACATATCTTGCTTGCATGGCGTCTTGTCGCCCAGATCCTCAAGCCATTCGGCGTACTCGGCCTTGCCAGCTTTGGTGCGCTTATCGACGGGTGGCTCAATCGCAAACTCATCGAAGAACTTGTGGTGTTCCAAAAACACGGTGTGCTGAACCCTGCCTTCAAGAAGCGCGGGTGAGTTGTTGAATGTTCGGTTCTTCCAAGTGAAGGGACACTTGGCTATTGAGGTGAGATCGTGACTTCGCCACGCTGGGATTGAGTCGTAGGTTGGGTAGTCTAAATCTTCGTAAATGCCTTCTTTAAAATCCATCACTGGTTCCTCTATTGGCTGATGTGATCCCGATCATTTAAAACGACCTTGCCGTCCTTATCTATCGAGTATCGGCGGATCACATTGTAAATTGTGTGAGCACTGATCTTGGTTTGAGCCGCTATCTCAGCTCGCTTTACTTTTTGTTCCTCCATCTCTAATACTTTCTTGACTTGTTCATCGCTGACCCTGCTACTAAGCGATTTATCCAAAGCCTCTTCTGATCGTTTTTCTTTTGCCTCATCAGCCTTTTGAGCTGAGCGCAAAGCCTTCATAAATACAGATTCCATCTTGCCCTCTTGGTTAATTAGCCCCGCCTGCTCGACCACCTCGACGGGAAAAGGCTAATGAGGAAGGAACTCCTTGGTCTAACCCCGCCTGCTCGACCCACGGGACGGGAACCGTGATGTTCAGGCAGTTAGGTTTCTGCCTTGGTCTAAAGTAGCCCCGCCATCGGCTGACTCGGACGGGAACGAGTTGGAAGCGCGTGATGAACGCTCAGCCTAAAAAAAATCCAATAACCGCCCCAAACAAAAACGCTATCAACAACGAATAAGTTGTCCAGTTCGGTATGGTTGGGCTGGTGATCAACTTTGACCAAATCATTTGTTTAACCTCGGATCATCACCAAGACTGAATCTGGTATACCAAATTGCCTTGGCTTTGTCCTCAGCAGGATCACCTTTTTTGCCTTGACGCCACAGGTATTTGAACGCAGCGATCTCGCTGTACTCTTTTACCCGCTGCAAGCCGAAGGCGCTGACCATTGCGTCGATACATTCTATCGCACCAGAATAATGCTTGGGTTGATTGACCATATCGTCTTTGAAGATGGTCAAGCTATCCAACTGACCCTTGGGGTTGCCAAAGCGTTCCTCAAATCCATACTTGGTGTCGAACTTGTACTCACGGTGTATTTTGGCAGCGTATGATTTTGAGACGCCAGTTTCTTCGACCACATCATTGACGGTAGCGTTAGCGTGGCCTAACAGGTAAAGCCTTACCTTATCGCGCTTGGTTCCAGCGCGGGTTCTGTATTCCTTTGTGTAATAAGTACCCATGTTTACCCCCTAGAATGGTATATCGTCTTCAAAGTCTGCGTCTTCTGGGCCATCGTCATCTTTCTTCGGTGGCGCTGGGTTCTCACCCTTCTTCAGTGCAGCTTGCATCTCAAAGCATGGCTCAACAGGATCTCGACCCTGCTCATCACAACCACCGATCTGGTATTGAAGAAAACGTGGCAGCTCCTCAAAGATGTCGCACATTTTTTTGCTGGCTTCACATGATTCACCAGTAAACTCTTTAAGATATTCTTCTAGGTCGAATACAACCTGATCGTTTACGGTAGCAACTTTCTTTGCACCACCATCTGCGGTGAATACGCCAGTAACTTTGGCCTTGCCACCTGATGTTAAGCCGACATCGACCTTGCAGGTAACACCCAGCACATTAGTCACGTCGAACTTAGCCAGCTCCTCGGCAGTAAATGGTTTGTTGCGCCAAGTCTGCAAATGCTGACGCAGCTTTGCCTTTTCATTGAGGCTCAGCGTATACTTATTGAACATTGACATCGGGCGACCATCTGCCGTTTGGCACTCAGGTAACTCCCAGAATATGAAGATGCTGTGCTGCTTCTTCACTTCACCTTGGTACTCATTGTTAGACGTTCCAGCGTCTACAATTTTGTAGCAGATTGCGTTGTGAGTTCCGACTGGAACCTGTTCGTAATCTGACCCGCCGCCGTCACTTGCTGTAATTCCCATATCTTTATCCTTGTATTTATGCAAAAAGTTGTACTATTATGCACATCGGATAAATGTGTGCAAGGGAAATTTGATGAGTTTAAAAATTACGGACGGTAACCAGAAAGATTTCAGCAGGCCGCTGAGTGGAGACGCTCGCCAAGGGTTCATAGATTTTCTGGCTGCAAACGGCATGACGCCTGACCCAAAGAAGGGGTTGGTGGTCGGTGGCGACATTGGTCGCGCCTACATGAATGTGAACGGAACCAATAAGCTGCACGGGTGGTATCAGTTCTGGCTAGAGCAAGAGGTGCCATACGGACGGTGCGGTGATCGCACGATAAGCAACGAAGAACCCACGGCAACGTGGAAGCCAGAGAATGCTGGGCGGTACGAGATGACCGACGAGCAGCGCGAGCAGATTAAAGAGAACAAGCGTCAGGCTGCTGCTGATAAGCTAAAGGCTTATATGGAAGCGGCTAAAAGGGCGGAGCAGATATGGGATACGCTATCGACTGACGTATCTAGTAATGGATACCTCATTAGAAAGAATGTCACGGGCCACGGGGTTAGGCAAACACCTACTGGTGAGTTGGTTGTGCCAGTCAACAAGATCAAGACCAAACAAAAGAAAAAACAGGTGGTGTTGGTCGGTTTGCAGTACATACACCCAGACCCAGACGCATCATTAGGCAAGTGGTATATGAAGGGTACTGAGGCAGGTGGTGCATTCTTCATCATCGGTCAGGATCTATTGCGCGAGGCGCACACCATCAATTATGTCGAAGGATATGCCACTGGTGCATCTTACTATCGAGATATGGGTGAGCCAGTAGTGGTTTGTTTCAGCGCAGGTAATCTCAGTAAGGTGGCACCAGAGATCTCGGTGATGTTTCCAAAGGCTAAGCACGTTTTCATTGCTGACAATGACGAGAGCGGCACTGGCGAGCGGGAGGCCAAGAAGGCGGCAGAGTTTGTGCAGCAGGCTGGATCTCAGGCTGAGGTACGGATGCCGCTAGAGACTGGTGACTACAACGATCACTCGGTAGAGGGTGAGTTGATGCCAGAGCTTCAGACTACCCAAGAGTTGCAGACTTACGACTGGGGTAGAAACTCCACGGGCAAGATGTTGATGACTAAAGACAATGTGCGCGGTGTCCTGACCGTGAACCAGATAGATGTACGCTACAACGTGATCAAAAAGAACATGGAGTACCATATCCCAAACACTGATCACATCATGGATATGCGCGACGAGAGCGCACTCATTGAGATCGAGGATCGTTGCATTCAGCTAGGCGTACCACATCAAAAGACGCGGGATTACTTGAAACTTTTGGCTAAAGAGTACAACCCAGTCAAAGATTTCATGGAGCACATTCCGTGGGACGGCACAAGTAGGTTAAATCAGTTCTTAGCCACCATAAAGAGCAGCAACGAGCCATTAAAAGAGATGTTGATGACTAAGTGGTTGGTTTCTTGCGTTGCAGCGGCTTGTGAGCCAAGTGGCGTGGCACTGGAGGGCATATTGGTGTTTCAAGGTGCTCAGGGACTGGGTAAGACGCTGTGGTTTAAGAATTTAGCCGATTATGAAGAGGGTTGGCTGTTGGAAGGCGCTACACTGAACCCTAGTGACAAGGACAGTGTGAAGCAGGCGGTTAGTCACTGGATAGTGGAGCTTGGTGAGATCGAATCCACGTTCAAGAAGAGCGACATCGACCAACTCAAAGCTTTCGTAACCAAAAAAAGTGATGAATTGCGCCTACCCTATGACCGCGCTTCCACAACGTACCAAAGGCGCACAGCGTTCTACGCAAGCGTCAATGCAAGGGAGTTCCTGACCGATACCAGCGGAAACCGAAGGTTCTGGGTTGTACCAGTCACTGGTATCAACGCGCAGCACGGGATCAATATGCAGCAGCTATGGGCTGAGGTGAAGGAGGTGCTCTACCCAACCGTGAGCTGGTATCTGTCGGCAGAAGAGCGTGAGATGCTGCAAGACTCAAACGAATACTACCGCACCCAGAGCAGTGTTGAAGACCTGATCTTGGAGCACGTTCACTTCAAGAGTACCCAGACCAAACCAGTGCAGATGACTAAGCTTTTGCGCGACCTCGGCATAAGCCAGCCAAGGATGGCAGACATAAAAGATGCGGCTAGAATCATCAGTGCGAACGGGGTAGAGCCTCGCAAAAGTAACGGCAAGAAAGTGTATGACCTTGATTATACTGCGGTGGAAGTTGGTAATGCTGAGAAGTTTAGTGGCGGTTGGAACAATGATTTCTAGGAAAGGGCAGGGTATGTTAAATGGTACCCTGTTCTTAATCTTTCTAAGTTATTGATTTGTATAGGTATTACAACAGGGTAGGGTAGGGTACTACTTTTTAATAATAATATATATTAGGTATATAGCTATATATACGCCTATATAGTTACAGAGAGTTTTAAAAAGTTTTGAGTAGCTATACCCTGCCCCCTGTACCCTGATGGTGAGGGTGAGCGGGGAAAGCGCCACATCTATTTGATGTGGCGCGGGGTTGGTAAACTATTGAAGGAAGGTGAATGGCAGACGAAAAGCGAGTAGGTAGACCCAAGAAAGAACGCAAGCAGTTGGTCGAGACGCCAGCCAAGTTCTTGGCAGATGATGAGGCAGGCATCACCGATATGCAGGCAGGGTTCGTCTGGCATTACACGGAGGGTGCTTGTGGGCAGACGGAAGCAGCACGGAGAGCGGGATTTTCGTTTCCCGCTAGTGCTGCGACCAAGATGCTCAATGGTCACGACTTCCCGAAGGTGACGCGAGCAGTGCGCGTCAAGCAGGATGAGCTGCGCGAGAAGTATGCGGTTACGCCGCAGAAGACGGGAGCGATGCTGTGGAACATAGCAGAGACAGCGTTTGAAAGCGGCGCGTATAACGCAGCGGTCAGCGCGGTGAAGGAGTTGAACCAGCTCGCCGGGCTGACGATACACCGCAGCCAGAACCTCAACATCAACGCTGATCTTCAGAAGATGACGAAGGATGACATCAAGCACAGACTGAACGAGCTGCTAGGTGTAGAGACGGAGATGAAGGACAAAGATCACTAACCTTGTCGGTTTGCAAGATCTAACAATCTAACATCGTTTTGGCCCCGCCTCCCGCCCAGCCCCTCAAAATCTGGGGAAATTCCCGATATTATGTTAAATTGGGCAGAACTCCTTTAAAAA